CACTGGTAATACTATTGTAAGACGTGATGCTTCTGGTAACTTTAATGCTGGAACAATTAGAGGTACAACAATTGTTGGTGGAACTGGATCTGCAATTGGCGGTGGTGGATTAGTTGTCAATGGAACCACAGACAACAATGATTCTCAGTTAATTATTAAGAAACCAGCACAATCTTCGTTTAGTGTTCTTTCTTGGGATGGAATAGTTTTCTTAACCGCTAACGTTTATTATGTTAATGGTGCATGGGTGCATGATGCTCCAAGTGGAAATAATAATAACCAGTTGTTCGTACTCCGACCTGGACTTGGTGCAAGATGGTATGCATCTAATAATGGTACTGGTTCTTGGAACGTTGCAGCTGATCTACAACTTTGGAATGATAGTGGTGTATGGCAAAGACCTCTTGCAAACACATTAACTCTGAATACTGCTGGAACTGGTCTTTCTGGTTCCACCACATATAATAACTCTGGTGCTGCTACATTTACGGTAACATCTAACGCTACTTCTGCAAACACTGCATCCACAATTGTTGCAAGAGATGGTTCTGGAAACTTCAGTGCAGGAACGATTAGTGCGAATTTAAATGGACGTGCTAATTCTCTAACATCATTTGATACAAGATCAACTAATCCAAATCCAGACACATTTGGAATGGAAGTAAGATTTGACTTTAAACAAAATACTACAAATGGACTCTCTGATGGTGGAACATATAATGGAGTAATGTCTTGGAGAAAATACGGTACTGGCACTGATTATAGTGGTGGTCCAATGATTCAGTTGGCTTACACTGCTAATGGAAATCTCTGGAAAAGACTAAGCACTGGAAATACCACTTGGGGAACATGGTATAGATTTGTAGATACAAACAATGCATCTTCTCTTGTTGTAACAAGCCTAGCGACTTCAGGAACAGGTATTTCGGTTAATACATCTGTTGGAGCTGTAACCATTACATCTAATGCTACAAGTGCCAATACAGGTTCTACGATTGTTGCTCGTGATGGATCTGGCAACTTCAGTGCTGGTACAATTACTGCAACATTAAATGGTACAGCAACTAATACCAACAGCATTTCTAATGCACTTGGTAATTCGCATACTTGGACAGGTATAAACTATTTCCAATCTAATTTAGGTGGAACTTCAGGATCTCTTAGTAACCCACCACTACAAGCATTCTGTACTGGTGGTAACTCTGCATTCATGTCATTCCATAGAGGTGGAGCTTTTGCGGTTAACATGGGTCTTGATTCCGATAATGTTCTGAGAATTGGTGGTTGGTCTGCTTCTGCAAACCGTCTTCAACTTGATATGAGTGGTAATCTTACTCTTGCGGGTCAAGTTACTGCAAACTCCGATATTAAACTTAAGGAAAATATCTTTACGATTGAAAATGCTCTTGACAAAGTTCTTAATCTTCGTGGTGTTGAATTTGATCGTATCGATTCTGGTGAACACCATATGGGTGTAATTGCTCAGGAAGTTGAAGAAGTCATTCCATTCCTTGTTCGTGAAGATAATACTGGAACTAAATCGGTAGCTTATTCTAATATGGTAGGTCTTTTAATTGAAGCAATCAAAGAACAACAAGTTCAAATCAATGAACTCCGCGATGAAATCAAAACACTAAAAGGCGAGTGAAAACGTAACCCATAATTTATAAATACCTCTAGGAAACTAGGGGTATTTTTTTTATGGCGCAACCATCTAGTAGAGCGGAGTTGAAAGATTACTGCCTTAAACAACTAGGTAAGCCAGTTTTAGAAATAAACGTAGATGACGACCAAATCGATAATTTGATCGATGATGCGATTCAATATTTTCATGAGCGTCATTACGATGGAATTGATCGTGTATTTTTAAAGCATAAACTTACTCCTGCAACTAAAAATATTTTAAAGCAGTCTGGCCCAGTTGGATCTTCAACAACTTCACCAAATGTTGTAGGCGCGGGAGTAACATCTCTTACTTATGTTGAAGGTGTAAATTATTTACCTTTGCCTGATTCTATTATTGGTGTTAATAATATTCTCAAAATAAACTCAACAAATACTGCATCTGCTGGATTGTTTAATATAAAATATCAATTATTTTTAAATGATGTTTATTATTATGGCGCATTAGATCTTCTAAACTATTCGATGGTTAAAAGATACCTAGAGGATTTAGACTATCTTTTGAATCCACACGCACAAATTCGTTTTAATAAATTAAATCATAAATTGTATTTGGATATTGATTGGAAGGAAGTTTCAGATAATGATTATGTAATTATTGATTGTTATCGAATCGTAAATCCTGGAGATGCTCCAAGACTTTATAATGATTGGTGGCTAAAGAAATATCTCACCGCTCTTATCAAAAAACAGTGGGGGCAAAATATGATTAAGTTTAATGGTGTTCAACTTCCAGGTGGAGTTCAACTCAATGGAAGACAGATTTATGATGATGGAGTCTCAGAAATAGAAAAACTTGAACAACAACTTAAGAATGAATATGAACTACCACCATTAGATCTTATAGGTTGATATGACACCACTCAATTCTTATTTTTTACAAGGATCTCCGAGTGAGCAAAGACTTATTCAAGATCTAATCAACGAACAACTTAAAATGTATGGACAAGATGTTCTATACATGCCAAGAAGAATTGTTGGTGAGAAAACTGTTATCAAAGAAGTAGTTGCATCAAAGTTTGATGACAGTTTCCGAATAGAGGCCTATCTGATGAATTATGAGGGATTTTCGGGTAATGGTGATTTATTAACAAAATTCGGAGTTCAATCTAAGGATGAAATAAATTTGATCATTTCAAAAGAACGATATGATGATTTTATTTCACCTTTATTAAAATTATGGCCAGAAAATGAAAGAAAAGTTGCATATAGGCCACAAGAGGGAGATTTAATTTGGTTGCCTCTTGATGAATCTTTATTTGAAATTAAATATGTTGAGGGCAAACGACCTTTTTATCAACTGAATAATCTTTATGTTTATGAATTGAGATGTGAAAGATTTGAATATGAAGATGAGATTATTGATGTTCCAGAAGTAGATCCAACTGGAATTGAAGTCAATGAATCCATCAAGGATTTTGGTAATGTATATACTATTCAAATGGTAGGTTCTGCAGCAACAACTGCTGTAGCTACAGTTGGATTTGCAACTACAAATCCAAGTTCCAAATCAGTTCAATATCTTGATCTCATCAATGATGGATATGGATATAGTTCTGCTCCAACAGTTTCAATATCCACAGCACCTGCAGGCGGTCTGACTGCAACTGCAGTTGCAATTATGACAAGTAGATCTCCAAATCAAAAACTTGCAATTGATCGTATCTTAATTACTAATCCTGGATTTGGATATACTCAACCGCCAGTTGTTACGATATCTGGAGGTGGCGGTCAAGGAGGAATTGCCACAGCAGTTATTAATACAAAAGTTCTTGGTATCGTTGGATTATCAAGTGGTGGTGTTGGGTATACTACTATTCCACAAGTTACGATTCAAAAAATCTTTATTCCATCTAGTGTCGGTGTTTCCTCAAATATTAATAATGCTCAAGCAGAAGCTGTTCTTAACTCAAATGGAGTTGTAGTTGCAGTTAGATATTCTAACGCTGGTGCTGGATATACATTTACTCCTACAATATCTTTCACTAATCCAACCTCAACAACATTTGGTGATTATGATTACAATGAAGTTGTTACTGGAACAAAAACTGGCACCACCGCCTATGTTAAAAGTTGGGATGCCGCAACTAGAGTTCTCAAACTTTCTGTTGTTGATGGTAACTTTGCAAAAGGCGAATCTATTGTTGGAGCAGCGGCAAGTTATAAAGTATCTACAGTACAATCAAATGAATTTTTAGATGCTTATGCAGAAAATATTCAGATTGAAAATTTAGCTGATACTATTTTAGATTTCAGTCAACGAAACCCATTTGGTGAATACTAAATAATTATTACTCCTAGTTAACTTGTAATGATATCAAATTATTTTTACCACGAAATATTGAGAAAGACCATTGTGTCTTTTGGCACTCTTTTCAATGACATTAAAATTAAACATAAAGATAATGCAGGGGATGATTTTAGTATTTTAACTGTGCCTATTGCATATGGTCCAGTTCAAAAATTCTTAGCAAGAATTGAACAAGTTCCCGATCTGAAAAAAAGAGTAGCCATAACGCTTCCAAGAATGTCGTTTGAAA